GAATACAATGCCAAGAATGGAAGCAATTTAAAGCCACCTGCTCCCAATCCAAAGACAGAAAAAGACAAAGGTCGCAAGGCCAGTTTCTGTGCAAGGATGGAGGGAGTTGTTAAGAACGCTAAAGGTCCAGCAACTCGGGCCAAAGCATCATTAAAGAACTGGAATTGCTGATGGCTACTAAAAACGGCTTGTATGCCAATATCCATAAAAAGCAAGAACGCATAGCCAAAGAAAAGGCCGAAGGTAAACCTGTCGAAAGAATGCGTAAGGTTGGAGAAAAAGGAGCACCAACGGCTAAAGCGTTTAAAGAATCCGCAAAGACCGCCAAGAAATGACTGAAACACTAAAGCCTTTTGGTAGACCAACTCTATATGACCCATCATATTGCGATCAGGTCAGGGAATTGGGCGCTTTAGGCAAAAGTATAGAACAAATTAGTTACAAATTAGGTGTTTCGTTAAGGACGATTTACGTTTGGAAAGAGGCTTATCCTGACTTTTTGCATGCCTTGGAAGATGCTAAAGCTGCAGAACAAAATTGGTGGGAAGAACAAGCTCAAGCGTATCTTTTAGAACATAAAGATGGGGCCAAGCTGAACGCAAGCATTTGGTCTAGAAGCATGGCAGCAAGGTTTCCAAAGAAGTATAGAGACAATACAAAGTTAGAGTTAACAGGTGAAGGTGGCGCACCATTGATTCCAAGTATTCAGGTGTCGTTTGTCAAACCTCCGATTGTTGGTGAAACGGATTAGCCCCGTGGATGGGTTTCATAGAAGTGTTGTCCTGTCCAACCCTGCTTCATGGGAACACCAACAATGAATATTCAAGAAGTCATTAACCGAGTTGAGTTTCCTGAAAAGCTCGAATGCTTATTCAATCCTGAGTCAGTTCGGTATAGAGTGCTTTTTGGCGGACGTGGCGGTGCAAAATCTTGGGGGGTGGCCCGCAGTTTATTGATTAAGTGCCTACAAAGGCCATTGCGTATTCTTTGCGCTAGGGAGTTTCAGACTTCTATTAAAGATTCAGTACACAAGCTCTTGAGCGACCAAATCTATGCTTTGGGGCTTGAGTCGTTTTATGAGATTACCCAAAACCAAATCAGGGGTAAAAATGGGTCAGAGTTTAACTTTGTTGGCCTAAAGAACAACGTCTCAAACGTTAAGTCGGTTGAAGGTGTTGACATTTGTTGGTGCGAGGAAGCACAAAATATTAGTAAGAACTCGTGGAATGTTTTAATTCCTACGATCCGTAAAGAGAAATCAGAGATTTGGGTAACATTTAATCCTGAATTGGAGACGGATGAGACTTACCAACGTTTTGTAGCCAATCCGCCTGAGAATTCGGTGGTTGTTAAGATTAACTATTACGACAACCCTTGGTTTCCTGAAACTTTGCGCTTGGAGATGGAAAGCCTAAAAAACCGTGATCCAATGGCTTACAGAACGGTTTGGGAAGGAATGTGTAGGTTAACAGTCGATGGCGCTATCTTTGCCCGAGAGGTCCAAGAAGCCGAATTTGACGGTCGCATAACTAAAGTGCCGTACGACTTTACCAAGCCAGTTCATGCCGTCTTTGACTTGGGATGGTCCGATGCTACTGCGGTGTGGATGCTTCAGTTTATTGGCATGGAAACACGGTTAATCCGTTACTTTGAGACTAGCCAAGAAACGATCACGTCAATCTTGTCTAAGATGCAAGGGTTTGGCTACGTTTACGATACGCTATGGTTGCCTCATGATGCCCATAACAAGACTTTGGCATCGCAAGGGCGGTCAATTGAGGAAATCGTCAGGTCATCAGGGTATAAAACTAGGGTTTTGGAGCGTGTGCCGATTGTCGATTCTATTAACGCTGCAAGGACAATTTTCAAGAACTGTTATTTTGATAGAGAAAATTGTATGGAAGGGTTACAATGTTTAAGACATTATCGTTATGAGGTTGATTCAAACACAAACCAATTTAGCAAAACACCGCTTCATGACAACTATTCTCATGGTGCGGATGCTTTTAGATATATTGGATTGATGGTGAATGAGCCAAAGCAACGTAGAAAGTCCTCCAACAATTACCAGTACGGTAGCCAACATTCATGGATGAGTTAAATGGAAGATTCACAACTTAGCGACTACGATCCTAGAATTGACGAAGCCAAGAAGTTTCTGCGTATGGCTAATGACGCAGACACCATGAATCGTCAGGAAGCCCTAGAAGACCTTAAATTCGTGGGCGGTGACCAATGGCCTATCGAGCTACAAAATAGCCGTAATCTTGAATCTAGGCCTGTTCTGACCATCAATAAGCTCGATGGTTATTGCCGTCAGGTTGTAAATCAAATCAGACAACAAAGACCAAGACCCAAAGTTCATGGCATGAACTCTGATGCTGATGAAAAGACCGCAGAGGTCATTCAGGGAATTATTAGGCACATTGAGGCCAATTCCAACGCTGATGACGCATACGACCAAGCGGTTGATTATGCGGTGCGTATGGGATGGGGTTATATGCGCTTGCGTACAGACTATGTGTCTGAAGACTCATTTGACCAAGAAATTTACATTGAGCCTGTTGATAACCCATTTACGGTTTATTACGACATCAATTCCGTAGCGATTGACGGTTCAGATGCAGAGCGTTGCCTAGTCACAACGATGATGTCCAAAGATGACTTTGAATCCATCTATCCAAATGCTGAGGTTGACTCGTTTACCCAACGTGGAACTGGTGACTCTCAGTCCGAATGGATTACCAAAGAAGACATCAGACTTGCTGAATATTGGTATACGGTCCATGAAAGAGCCAATTTAATTCATTTAAGCGATGGAACAGGTATTTTTGAACAAGACTACAAAAAGCGCTTAGAGTTGTACCGTGAAGCCGGTATTTACCCTATTGGTGAGCGTATGTCAGTCCGCAAGAAGATTAAATGGTGCAAATTAACCGCCATTGAAATCCTTGAAGAAGGCGAATGGGCCGGTAAATACTTGCCGATTATTCCTGTTTACGGACGGCACACCGTTATTGGTGATAAGCGCAAGAAGTTTGGTATGGTGCGTCAAGCCAAAGATGCCCAAAGAATGTACAACTTTTGGCAAACCTCGATTACCGAGAGCGTTGCTCTTGCTCCTAAAGCCAAGTGGATCATGGCGGAAGGCCAAGACGAGGGTTACGAGAACGAATGGGCACAAGCCAATACAAAGTCTTATCCTTTGCTCAGATACAAGCAAACGGACATTGAAGGAAGACCAGCTCCTCCTCCACAACGCTTGCAACCCGAGCCACCTCCTGCTGGTGTGATGGCTGCTGCTGCCGTTATTTCTGATGATATTAAGACGCTGATGGGCATATTTGACCCTGCTGAACTCAAGCAAGGCAATATCTCAGGTAAAGCGCTTAACGGTCAGCAACAACAGGTTGATTTGTCTAATTTTGACTTTTACGACAACTTTACCAAGTCATTGGCGCACCTTGCAACCTGTATCCTTGACTTGATCCCCAAGATTTACGACACCCAAAGGGTTTTACGCATCATTGGTGATGACGGTAAGCCTGAATTGGTGACCTTAAACGAGCGTGATGCGGTTAATAACGTCATTAAAAACAACGTGGCAACAGGTTTGTACGATGTGGTGATGGACACAGGACCAGGCTACAACTCCAAGCGTGAAGCATCAGTTGAGGCGATGACACCTATCCTAGCTGCTCAACCTCAATTGATCCAACAGATTGGTGATTTGTGGTTTAGAAATCAGGACTTCCCTGGCGCTGACATCATTGCCGACCGTTTGGCTACGCTTAACCCATTGGCTCAGATTGACAAGAAGTCTGACATACCGCCTCAAGCTCAAATGATGATTAAGCAATTGCAAACTCAGAATAAGCAACTACAACAACAGTTGCAACAGATTCAGATTGCTATTAAGCAACGTCAAGACATTGAGCAAGTTAAGCAAGATGCTGAGACTAAGCGCACATTGATCAAAGAATCCAATAGGGCACATGACATCGAGTTGCGTGATCAAGAAAGACATCGTGACATGATGTTAAGGACGCAAACATCAGCACAAGACACGGTTACCAAGACGCAAACGCAATTGGAAATCGAAAACATTAAGGCAAATTTAGCAGTTTATTTAGCACATTTGGATAAATTATCTGAGCGTGAATCTGCTGCTGAAGCTATTGAACGAGCAATTTGACAGAATTAATTAATTCGGGTTATATTGCACAAAACCTACCTGTGGGTTCACAGGGCTTAAATCGTAGGGATACGTATGTCTGACAATACCGTTGGCAATTTGCTAACAAGTGAAAATTCGGCTGAGTTCTATGCACAAAAATTGGGTTTAGCCCCAACAGAAACCAAGACTGAGGCTACTGAAGAGGTAGAGCCAGTAAAGGAAGAAGTTGAAGGGAGTGAACCGCAAGCGGAAGAGGAAGCCAAACCACAGGAAGAGCCTAAAAAGGTTAATCCGAAACTTGAGAAAAGATTTAGCGAGATCACTCGTCAGCGTGAAGAGGTCAAAAGACAGTTAGAGCAAGAGCGTCAGATACGTTTGGAATTAGAACAACGATTGCAAAATCTTGAGAGACAACCACAACAACCGGTTGTAGATCAAAATGAACCAAGAATTGAACAATTTCAAGACTATGCTGAATATGCAAAGGCTATTTCTCAGTACACGACCGATAAACGTTTGAATGAGAGATTTCAACAAGAAGAACAAGTTAAGGCACAAATTGAAAATCAACGTGTTGCCGAAAGTTGGGCTTCTAAGATTGAGCGATTTAAGGAAGAGTTGCCAGACTTTGAAGAAGTAGTTGCTTCTTCTGCTGATTTGCCACTTTTACCTGATGTGAGAGAAGTGCTTCTGGAGAGTGATGTAGGACCAAAAATCGTATATTACCTAGCTGAAAATGCTGATTTCGCAAGAAAAATTGCTTCAATGCCAGTTAAATTTGCTCTTAAAGAGATAGGAAAACTTGAGGCTAGATTTGAAGCGAAAGCGGATGATAAACCTGTGGCGAGAAGTAAAGCACCTGCACCTGTCACACCATTGCGTGCGACTACCGGCATAGCGGAAACCAAGCTCGACAGTAGTGGAACTTGGTATGGAACTTTTGCTGAGTACAAGCAAGCGAGAAAGAGTGGCAAAGTCAGGTAACCCTTTTTTGTCCATCGAAATTTAATTTTTTTATAAAGGAGTAGTCATGAGTAACCAACTTCTGACGATATCGAAAATCACCAATGAAGCCCTCATGGTGCTAGAGAATGAGTTGACCTTCACATCAGAGGTCAATAGAGATTATGACGATCAGTTTGCCGTAGTTGGCGCAAAGATCGGCAATACCGTGAATGTTCGCAGACCAGGTAGGTTCGTAGGGGCCGTGGGTCCCGCACTTGTAATTGAAGACTTTAACGAGACATCAAGTCCTGTTACTTTGTCTACTCAATTCCAAGTGTCAACTCAGTTCACAACTCAAGATTTGGCATTGTCTTTGGACATGTTCTCTGATCGTGTATTGAAGCCTGCCGTTAACAGTAGCGGCTACGTTCACTAAGAACGTAGAAAATCACCCCTGATTGACTTGGACGGCCTGAGGAGGCTAACA